GTGAGACCAGTCAGGGAAACAACGCCACGGCTGTGGGGGACCAAGCGGGTGAGACCAGTCAGGGAAACAACGCCGTCGCCGTGGGCTATGCAGCGGGTGAGATCAATCAGGGATCCCGCGCCGTCGCTGTTGGGACTGAAGCGGGTCAGAACAGTCAGGGAATCAACGCCGTCGCCGTGGGGGGGCGAGCGGGTGAGGGCAGTCAGGGATCCCGCGCCGTCGCCGTGGGCTATGCAGCGGGTCTGAACAGTCAAGGCTCCGTCGCCATCGCCGTGGGCTATGCAGCGGGTCAGACCAATCAGCATGATAATTCCATTGTCCTCAATGCTACCGGTGCTGGCTTGAATACAGCGGGTGCTTCTAGAACTTACATCAAACCCCTCCGAGCGGCGACAGTCTCAGGGCACATGATGGCCTACGACAGCACGTCAGGGGAAGTGATCGACTACATCGGAGTCGGTGTAGATGCTTCCGGTGGTCTCACCGCAACGACAGTCACCGAAACTTCAGATAGGCGTCTAAAATCCGATATTCAACATATCGAAAATGCTCTCGATAAGGTGTGTGCCCTAAATGGGTACACATTCATGATGAATGATAAACCCTCAACGGGTCTCATTGCTCAAGAGGTCAAAGAAATCCTCCCAGAAGCGGTCACTGGCTCTGAAGAAACAAAGTATGCTCTCGCTTACGGAAACCTTATGGGCCTCATAGTTGAGGCGATAAAGGAACTCAAACAAAAAATTAGGTATTAAATGTACTATGAGGGGGAGAGACCCCACGGTAGATTCAATTCATACACCTACGCCCTGATGGTATCAGAGACGGCGAGTAAAACAACGCCGGCAATGAACCCCATGATGACGTAATTTAATTCAGTTTCTTCGCGACCAATTGGGGGCTTCACCTCCTCGGTCTTGGGTTTCACGACAGGCTTCGGCTGTCGGATAGGAGGCTCTAGTTCCTCCAGCGGACAATACGCTATCATTTATATACTATTAGAGATTAATTTCAGTCTTCTTCTTTCTCCTGGTTCGCTTGGGTTTGGAAGCACCGACATTGACCTCCTTGACTTCACCACCGGTGGAGTCACCCGAGATGGAGACGATGTCAGACATGTCGTCGTCATCACTCTCCCTGGTACCCACACCCGTCGCCATGTTGGTGTTCATCGGTGGGGGTGGGGGCATCATGATCCCACCCATAAGGCTTGAGATATCTACACCGGGACCTTGCATCTCGTAGTTCCCACTGGTACCACCCACTGGGGCATCTGTGGCTGGACCATCGGGGCTTCGTGTAGTGTTTTGAACAGCCGCCATCATATTCTTCACGAGGTCTGGGTTCTGCTTCATCACATCGTTCATGTTGGGCATGACTGACTTGAACATACTGTTCGTCAGGTGGAACATCATCGCCGAACCACCCAACATCATGATCAACTTGACCTCTGGGGCGACATTGACCTTAGAGCGATACTTTACATAAAGCTCCTCGAAGACACCGTCGTAGTCGTCTGCACTCTCCATGACGGATTCAGACCAACCATCAAGTTGTATTTCAAATGGGTTGTACCTCTTATTCAGGAACTCCAAACCGGTCACACATGCGATGAGCATGCGTCGTGAAAAGCGGATCGACTGTTCAACATCAATACTGTAGGTAATTCTCTTAACCTCAGACCTCAACTCCTCCACGTTCGAATAGGCGTTCAGTCTCTTATTTACACTGAAGCCCTTCTTTTCCAGACGGGTCAATTTATTCAGGAGATCGGATTTCTCTTCATCTATCGAGGAGTATCCCTTCGAAGGTTGCTCCTCCTGATAAGTATCACCGGGACCCATGGGGCCGTCGTCATCGTAAAAATTCTCTCCATAATCAACCTCCTCCTGTTGGGTTGGCTGCTGGGGAGCAGATTGCTTGTGGGGATTCACGAAAGCATCCATAGCCTCTTGGTGTTGCTGGGGCTGGGGACGATGCATCTGGGAGGTGGGTCGTGGGACAGGTTTGGGGCGAGGAACTGAAATCTGAATCTCATCCATGAGAGCCTGTTCATCCGCGTCTAATTTCATCACAGTGGTGTTTCCACGATCGAGTACGATTTCTTCCTCCATCTACTCTCTATACAGAAACTAAAAAAAATATCTTTAACGCAGTTTAAAAAAATATATGTACACAGTAAATGTCGAACCTTAACAAAACTGATCGTAACGCCCTCATGTCCATCGCCGTGTTGATGATTGTCATCATCGCTCTCGTGATGTTCCGCGAAACCAGTATGTACCAACCCAGGCCAATCAAGATTACCCCCATCAGCGAGAAATCCATCTTCGACCTGGAGAACAAGGTTGAGTGCACACCCGGTCGCAAGGAAGGTAGCGCCTACACCAAGTCCCTAACCCCAGGTGGTCTCTGTGGTGCCCAAGAGCTCGTGTCGGATCTCGCAAGCTACGAGATTTCGGATGGAATTGGTGGATCTTTAATCTAAGCTAAATATAAATGGCTCTCATCACGTCCCCAACTGAGACTATTCCAGATCTCAACTATGAGTATCACACCGTGACTATTGATTCCATTGGTCAAGATAGCGCTAATACTTTTACTTGCTTTCTTCAGCAGCCCCTGAAAAATGTTGTCCAGGCTCGCCTTCTCGCCGCCCGGATTAGTACAACCACAGATACAGAACACTGCTATGTATCCATAGAGGAATTGGACAGTATTTTTAATGACAGGGCTTCCAATGTGTACGAAGGTCAAGCCTCCATGAGTATGCTTCGCAATTCCTTTGCGAGTATAGTGACGGATGGCGTAGCCGACATTGTTTTTAAAGATAACTATACAATCACCACACAGTATATTGATCCCATTCGTCGCATTGATCGATTCACCGTTACAATTAGAGATCAAGACGCTGTGACAGTTCCAAATGGAAGTGGTGGTACATTTTTAGTTCTTCGTTTCGTGTGTAGAAAACCCAACCTGTAATTTTCTTCCGTTAAAGTAGTATACCATGTCCGCTGGTATTGTTCAATTGATTGCTATCGGAGCCCAGGATGAATATATCATGGGGGACCCCGAAATATCTTTCTTTAGTTCAACATTCAAAAGGCATGCTAATTTTTCACAGTCCATCGAAAAACAAACCATCCATGGACCTGTGAAAAACAATTCAATGTCCAGTGTTCAATTCGAACGAACTGGTGATCTCCTCGGCTATGTCTATTTTACCCTAGATGACACCACCCAAGCCCTGGATGTGCAGAGGTGGGACACCATTATCGACAAGGTAGAATTTCTCATCGGTGGTTCCGTCATAGACACCCAAGATGCAATCTTCACGGAAAAGATTGCCATCGATACGTTTGCACAAAATGTATCCAAAAGTTCAAACGGCACACACCCAGGTGTGAGTGCCCGCTCCTACTTTTACCCCCTACGCTTCTTTTTCTGTGAGGGACCTCAGTGCGCCCTACCCCTGGTCGCTCTCAACTATCACAACGTAGAGATTCGAATTTATTGGGCAGATCAAGCCGCCAACTATAATGTTGAATGCTACACCAACTACTACTACCTCGATAACGAGGAACGTGGGAACATCGCTTCCCGGAGACATGATCTTCTCATCACCCAAGTTCAAAAGAATATCCCATCGGGTGAAGTCGTCCAAGACCTCACGTTTAATCACCCCATAAAATACCTGGCCTCGTCGGACACATCCACAGATGGTGCCCTAACATCACCAACAAATAAAGTTAAATTGAATATAAATGGCCTCGATGTCAGCAATTATAGATGGGGAAAGCCACACTTTATCGATGTCATGAACTACTATCATACAAACTTTGTAACCTCCCCAGATTTCTTTTTGTATTGTTTCTGTCTCTCAACAAGTTCTCTCCAACCGACGGGTACTCTCAATTTTAGTAGGTTGGATTCAGCGAAGATTATGAGTGAGAGTATGCCTATCAACGATTCAATTTACGCGGTCAATTACAACATCCTTCGTATCGAGAATGGTATGGCTGGTCTCCTTTACGCAAATTAAAATACATTGTTATATTAAATGGTCAAGAACATCCCTACCATTGAGAGATCCACTAAGATCCGGTTTGGTAAAAACACTACAGACGACCAGGGGGAAAATACTATCGTTTTGAACGCGAGTAATACCGCCATCAATGCGTCGAGTGGGGGCTCTCTTTATATTTCACCAGTACGCCTCGATAACGAATACAGATCTAAACCGGAAGTTGTACTCATGATGTATAACACAGAAACCAAGGAACTTGTGGAATCTGGTGAAACAGCTTCAGATCTCATCGGTAATCAGGGTTTAGCGGCAGTAACAAACCAAAGTAATGTAACAGCCGATGTTGTGCGTTTTGTCAATAACACAACAGCTTTTGTAACTGAATCAAATGTGGGTATTGCAAACTCCACACCCGAACACACTTTAAGTGTTGGGTCAAATCTATACGTAGATGGTGTAGGTTCTAATGTTCTCGTAGTACATGGAAACGTGTCAGCAACCTCGTACCATGGCGACGGGAGTCAACTCACTGGTCTCGTCACGACCCTCCAAGATGTTTCTGACAATGGTGGAAATACCACCACAAACACCATAGAGTTCAAAAATAGCACCACGGGGGTC